GTCAATGTTTACTTTTTTGCTGTCTGTGTATTTTGGCAACTCAGTAGCCACTTTGGCAATTTGATCTTGTATAAATTGATCGTTGACTTGGTCAGGATACTGCCAGTCGGTTCTTATTGAAAAAATTTTGTTTCCTTTTCGATCGTAACTGGGACCGTTGTTTCGATCTGTTTCCCGTTCTTCCAACCACATAAATCCCAGGTCCTTGGCCATTTGATACATTTCAGGCAATTGTGGCCGATTGTGGTCAAACACATTGGCCATCCATATTGCCTGACCGCCTGCATCAATGAAAGTTTTGGCATTGCGTATCACGTTTTCAAACACAGTGTCTTGACGATATAGACTGTGGGTGTCTGACAATCCGTCAATGCCAAATATACCAAATACCCTGAGCTTGGCTAACCTTTTCCAGAATTCTTTGTCTCGGGCGCCACCGTTGGTGTGTACTCTTATGCTCATGTCCGGGTTGGCCTGTCTCATGTAGGCAATGATATCCGGGGTTTCTGGATTCATTATTGCGTCGCCAAAGTTGCCGTTGATGATAGCAATGTGAACTTTACTGAGTCGGGTCAACGAAAATATTTTTTTAAAGTCATTGAGACTGAGATTGGTCTCAGTGTACCCCATGTTGTAGGGGTATCCTAAAAAATTTCGCGGACAGAAAGAGCATCTAGCGTTGCAAAGTGAGCTTAATTCTAGATGCAAATGATTGATTTCATATTGCATCCTGTACTTATCAAGTCAACTTAGCCTGTGCTCGTTGTTTGTAGTTTTCTACTGCCGCTTTGATGGCATCTTCTGCAAGTATTGAACAGTGAATTTTAACAGGGGGGAGGGCAAGCTCATCAGCAATCTCGCTATTTTTGATCGCTGACGCTTCGTCAAGTGTGCGTCCTTTGACCCATTCAGTAACCAGCGAACTCGACGCAATCGCTGAGCCACAACCATATGTTTTAAATTTTGCATCTGTGATTACTCCGTCTTTTACTTTTATTTGTAACTTCATCACATCACCGCAGGCAGGTGCTCCTACCATGCCAGTTCCTACGTCTTGATCGTTTTTGTCAAAAGATCCCACGTTGCGTGGATTCTCATAATGGTCTACAACTTGATTAGAATATGCCATATAGAATTCCGATCAATCAAAAGTTTGGTTAAACAATCTACCACGATATCTAAAAGTCACTGTTTCGCCTCGTTGTGTCACAACAGGTACAGCCTCGCACACAGTTCGGTGACTGATTCCGCCAGGATGAGATTCTCCACGACCAGCTTGATACCCTACTACCCCGCCTACCACAGTGGCTATATCGCGTCCAGAGCCGCCGCCAATTTGGTTGCCAATTGCGGCACCAGCAATGGCTCCCAACACCCCACCTGCGGCATTGCCCGATGAGTACGGAGTTTGTACAGCAATCTCGCGGCATTGTTGTTGATATGTGGTGATCATGCGTGGTTCAACACGCACAATTTCTGCGGTACCATAACTGTTGTATTGGGCCATGGCCAATGGGGCAGTGGCTGTAAACAGAGTAAACAAAATTGCCAAACGGGTCATACAGTTCTCCAGAAGTTAGTGTACATACTATACACTATTTAACATTTTGTGTCAACTGTTACAGTTGACCAATTTGATTAGACGCCACGGTCTCGATTCATTGCCGATTTGGCCGCATTAGCCACAATGTCCTGCGCCTTGTTCACTGGCATAGCAACAGGTTCTTGTTGTCCAGCGCCCTTGAACACAATTTCATCAGAATCAGGTTGCATAGGTTCTAGTACCGAACTCAATGGAGGCTGCCCAACAATTTCTTCTATGTTATAAGGAGTTACGTTGATATCTAAACTTTGTGCCAAGCTGATAAAGGCGTCTTTGCTGATTTGTCCACGAGAGTTGGTGTCCCTGGCACGACCGGTCAGGAACTGCACCAGACCCAATAATTCATCTGGTCGTGGTGTGCTGGCCTCAGCACCGGCAAACTCTCTAAGTCGCATTATCTTTTGGCTCTTCCCAGCGCAGCCGGTGCAGGTTCCATACCTGGTTCAGCCATGGCAGGGTCTACGGGCATTTCAGCGCCCATATCAGCACCAGCAGACATGTCACCTGTGGCGGCGGCCATATCAGCACCAGCAGCGGCCATATCAGCACCAGCCGGTGACATGGCTGCTGGTTGACCAGTTACTACACCAAGGGCAGAGTCAAGCTGTTGCTTGGTACCTTGGATGTTCTGCAATAGACCTGTAAGTGCGGCTGTAGCATCTTGATTAAACTGTGTGGCTTGGTCTATGCCAACTTGATTCTTGATCGAATCAACTAGAGCTGGAAGTTCTTTGAACTGTAGCTCGCTTACATCTTCAACCATGCTTTGCATCTTGTCAACCATGTCTTGAGCAGCCAACACAACTTGAGCCTGTTGAATTTCGCTTTCGTTTAGACGTCGTGCCATTTTGCGGAAACGGCTTTCGGCCTGCATCATTGCAGCACCAGCTACCAACTTTTGCTCTTCAGGATTCAATGTTTGGCCAGCTTGACTCTTCTTGAGAGCTGCTGCCAGTTTAGGATCTTTAGCAATAGCACCTTGCACCGCAGGTTTTTGTGCAGCTCCTGGGGTCATTCCTGTTGCAGGCAAAGGAGTTGCTTGTGTTTGTTGCTGTGCTACCAAAGCCTGCTCAAGCATAACCAGCTTGAGATACCCAGGATTTTTCTCACTGTGATGACGGGCAGTGCTTGAACGATGTTCAGCTAGCAGCCCACGAACACGAGTTAGTAGATGCTGTGTTTGACGACGGTTTAGGTTGTCAAACTGAATGGTAGAGCCAAAATAACTTTCGAATACTTTAGCAATTTGTTTTGTTGGCTGTGGTGCGGCCAGTTCGTGCAGTTTCATTTGCAAATCCTTTTAGTTGCCAATATTTAGCCGAATTTAAACATTTTTCTAATTCAGAATCTAGCATGTTGAAGTAATCAATTTTGCGTTGAATCTTGGTGTTTACAGACTCTGCAAAGTCTGCGTTTCGGCTGTGATTAGCTAGTTGTTGTCGGCAGTGAATATCCGCTGCCAAACTCTGACGTTTGTTGTCCAATATTTGTATGTTACGGGCTAGTGCATATCTTTGTAGTCGATCTGCTACACACCAACTCATAGCCACACGTTTGCTGCCAAAAACTATAGTTTCGTTGTTTTTGACTTGAACAACAACATGTTCTTTTTTAGGTATAATTCTGTATTTGCCAAAAGCTGTGTAGCCGCCTGAGCCGTCAGGTACAATCAATTTGTCTTGCAACTGTTTGATTTCACGATCAGCAAACTTTTCTAGCTTTTGTGTACGATTCATACTACTACATAAGTTGTGATCAACCAAGCCACAGTAGCGGTCAATGCACCAATGATGCCTATGCCCCAACCAATAAGCTGATTGTTTCTTTTTTCTGACATATTGTGTATGGCAATTTTGATAGCCTCAAGGGACTGAGACAAATTTTCAATCTTTTCGTCTAAAGTTTCCAGTTTGTTTTCTAGCAAACGGTAACGTTCAGCGCAAAGTTCAACGTGCGCTTCTAAACTTTTCTTTTCAATGTCAGTGGTATCAGGCATATGGTCCATCCAATGCTTTATTTATGGGTTCAAACCAAATGTTTGTATCAGGACCTGAAGTTATCAATGCTGTGCTAGACGTCTTGGTTTCTTTGAGCCCTGTGATCATTGGCACATTGTTGCACTCATTGGTTAACGAATCAAAATCGTTTTCCCGTCCACTCAAACTATAGACCAAGGGCTGATCAACTTCAAACTCAAACTGCCAAACACCATTGTTGCACTGTGCCAGTACAATGTCAACTGGCTGTGTTCGCAAACTTATCAACTGATTGATAGTTTCCCAATTGCGTTGTTGATTACGGCTGAAATTCCAAGACGCTTGATCAGTTACTGGTTGACCCGCCTTGTCTTTAAACGGCATGCTAGAAATCCTATAATGACCAGTTACGCCAGTGAGTGAGCAATCAAAAAGAGTTCTACAGAGTATTCGCATTATGCGAGTATTTAACGGCCAACAAAAAACCCAGGATATTTCTAACCTGGGTTTGTTGCTTAATCAGCGAGTGATTAGGATGCAGCCAACTTGAAGCCAATGCTGGTGCAACTGTCTAACTGATAACCTGTGTAGGTAATGTTAGCAGCACTCAAGAATGTAGCAGCGTTAGCAAAAGCGCCAGTTGGGTACACAGCAAAGCTGAGTGTAACACCGTCAACTTGGTACATAGCGATTGTGGCAGTTTGTTGAATAGCGTTGATAACGTTAGCAACATATTCTTGCACGCCTTGTTGTGACACAACAGTAGTGTTGGCAACAGCGCGGAAGAAGTCCAGCTTAGGACCAGCAGGTTGAACTGGCGTAGCGGCAGTAGAAGCGGATGGAGAAACGGGACCGTTTTGTACGTCTAGTGCAAATACCGGTTGTACGTCACCATTTACGGGGGTAATATAAGCCATGATAAATTTCCTTTAAGTTTGTGGGTACTTTGACCCTACACTTATTTACCAAAGTGACAAAAATTACACACCTTGAGGGTTATTTCTCTGCTTATTTTGAGCAGCAAAAGCATTGGGATCAAAGCGATTTACTGCCTTGGCGTAGCCTGCAGGGGTGGCCATTACCCAGCCCTCTTGCCCAGGATGCTCCAGATCTGCTTGACGTAGAATATCCATCTTTAAATCGTGCAACAACAAAAATGCAGTAAATGCCGCTGCCAGTGCAGATGAATTTGAGCTGGGACTTTCCAAGTATTCTACAATGTTGCGGAACTTGCTGGGTGTTACTTTGCGTTGCAACCATTCGCCAAACTCGGGCAATAGTGTATTAGGATTCAATGGAGTACCGACCTTGGTATTGATATAGT